TCAGTTAGTTCAGGCACAATACTACCCAACGGGTACATCTAATGGCGATGCTATCAAAGCATACGTTGTTGATGATCCAAATGTACTTTTCCAAGTACAAGCGGATGGTGCTATGGATCAGTCTGATATTGGTGCGAATACTTTCTTCGCGGCAGTTCAGTCTACTACAACTGGTTCTACTACTACAGGCAACTCTACAACTGCGGCTGAGTCAACAACTGTGACAACAGCAGCGGCGTTCCGTATTGTTTCTGCGGTATCACCTATTTCAGATGCTTTCCCTGATCTGTTGGTTAAGTTTAACCCAGCAGCTCATAGCATGACCAACAACGTAGGCATTTAAGGAGGTTAACTAATGGCTATTTCACGCGCCCAGCTCCTTAAAGAGCTATTACCGGGTCTCAACGCTCTCTTCGGGCTTGAGTATGGTAAGTACGAAAACGAACACGCAGAAATCTATGAGACTGAAAACTCAGAACGTAGTTTTGAGGAAGAAGTAAAATTATCAGGATTTGGCGCAGCCCCAGTAAAAGCTGAAGGCTCTGCTATCTCTTATGATAATGCTCAAGAATCGTTCACAGCTCGTTACAATCACGAGACTGTTGGCATGGGTTTCTCCATCACTGAAGAAGCGATGGAAGATAACTTGTATGATTCTCTGTCTGCTCGTTACACCAAAGCCTTGGCTCGCGCCATGGCGTACACGAAGCAGGTTAAAGCGGCTTCGTTGTTGAACACAGGCTTCACCACCTTTAACTCAGGTGACGGCGCTACATTGTTCTCAACAACACACGGTACTGTGGCTGGCGGTAACAACGCCAACCGTCCAGCAGTAGCTGCGGACTTAAACGAAACCTCGCTTGAGCAAGCTGTTATTGATATCGCAGCGTTCACTGATGAACGTGGCCTGTTGATTGCTGCTCGCCCACGCAAGCTCGTAGTTCCACCTGCGTTGATGTTTGTTGCAACTCGTTTGCTTCAGACTGAACTGCGTGTAGGTACAGCGGATAACGACATTAATGCTATCAACACTAATGGTTCGATCCCTGAAGGCTACCGTGTCAATCACTATCTGACTGACGCAGACGCCTTCTTCCTAACTACAGATGTTCCAAACGGCATGAAGCACTTCATCCGTACTGCTATGCAGACATCTATGGACGGTGACTTCGATACAGGTAACGTGCGCTACAAAGCGCGTGAGCGTTATTCTTTCGGCGTATCCGATCCACTAGGTGTGTACGGTTCACCCGGCGCATAAGTTCAATTGAACTTTTATAGAGGGGGGCTGCTTCGGTAGCCCCTTTCTTTTTTAAATAACATGTGTATACTTTTGTTATCCCTGACAGTCGCATGGTGCGGCTGACATTTGCCACGACAGGAGATTCTCATGGCTAATACAACTTTTTCAGGCCCGATACGGGCAGGTAATATTAAGAATACAACAGGCACAACTATAGGTACGAACATTGCTAACGTAGGTTACGTTGTTATGTGCCAAGACACAGTACAAAGCCTTGCAGGCGGCGCTCTTGGAGCTGTTACAACAGATATTGTAATCCCTGCTAATTCTAAGATCGTTAACTGTATTATCGACCTTGTAGCTGCGGCTAACACCACTACCAATATAAGCGTTGGTGAAGTAGGTGGCAATGCAAATACTATTATAAACGCAGTTGCATCAGGAACTACAGTAGGCGTTAAAGCACTAGGTGCTGGCGGTGGTGGAACCCTAGAGTGGGGTAACACTGGTACATCAGACCTTCGTTTAACTGTAACATCTTCTGCTGCTACTAACGCGGGTTCTGTTCGCATTACAATTATGTATGCACAAGCGTTTAACACTGCAATCTTACCGTAAGGAGTAGCTACATGGCTGGTCAAGAAGTACGAGCTTTTAACTTTGCAGCAAGCGACACTGCTGCACTTGTAGGCCCATCACGAGGTAGGTTGCAGGGGGTTCTAGTAAACGCCGCTGCCGCCGCCGCGTTTACTATTCGTAGTGGCAGTGCCACGGGTGAAATTCTACTTGATCTAACATTACCTGTGGGTTGGAATGACGTGTACATACCAAATGATGGCATACTCGCTGACAACGGTTGTTTTGTTGCCGCCTTCACTGGCACAGGGAACACGATGACCCTACTCATAGAGTGAGTTATGGCTGAAAAGAAAAAAGGTACTATGAAAGGCCACACCATAAAAGGTGGTCAGAAACGCCCTACTAAATCTGGGGCGGGTATGACCAAGAAAGGTGTGGCTAAGTACCGTAAGGATAACCCCGGCTCTAAGTTGAAGACGGCGGTTACGGGTACAGTAAAGAAAGGTAGTGCAGCCGCCAAGCGGCGTAAGTCCTACTGCGCTCGCTCTGCTGGACAGATGAAGCAGTTTCCCAAAGCTGCTAAAGACCCCAACAGCCGCTTACGTCAGGCTAGGAAAAGATGGAAATGTTAGATGGCTATTTCTAGGACTCAGATGGGAAGTCAGCTCACTGGCAATCGCGTCTCAACTGGAGACGATGCGAGGGACTTAGACATCATTCGTTTTGGTAAGGGCGGAAAAACTAAGAAAAAGTCAAAGAGTAAAGTCAACGAGGCGGGTAACTACACCCAACCTGAGAAGCGTAAGCGTTTGTTCAATAGAATAAAAGCTGGTGGTAAGGGTGGATCGCCGGGCCAGTGGTCCGCTAGAAAGGCCCAGATGTTGGCTAAGGCGTATAAGTCTTCTGGCGGGGGGTACACATCGTGAAGGGCGTAAAGCATTATCGGAAGGACGGCACTGTTCATAAAGGTGGCACACACAAGATGTCTGATGGCTCTTTGCATTCTGGCAAGACCCACGGCAAGACAAGTGTAAAGCTGGTGCATTATAAAGATTTGAGCAAAGCAGCAAAGGCTAAGGCAGATGGCGTTAAAACCAAGTCAAAAAAGTCTTAAAAGCTGGGGTAAGCAGAAGTGGCGGACCAAGTCTGGTAAGCCGTCTACTCAGGGCAAGAAGGCTACAGGCGAGCGGTATCTTCCTGAAAAAGCTATCAAGGCTTTGACGCCTGCTGAGTACGCCGCTACTACTAAGAATAAGCGCGAAGCCACTAAAAAGGGCAAGCAGGTTGCTAAACAGCCGAAGAAGATCGCCAAGAAGACGGCGAAGTATAGGAAGGCTTAGATCATGGCAGTAGTCACACCAGACTTACCTGAACTATTTGAGGAAGCATATGAACGTGCTGGCCTTGAGATGCGTTCTGGCTATGATCTGAAAACGGCTCGTAGGAGCCTTAACATATTAACATTGGAGTGGCAGAATCGTGGTCTTAATCTCTTCACTATTGAAGCGGGTACGCTCGCTATTACAGCGGGTACGTCAACGTATACCCTTCCTTCGGACACCATCGACCTCATCGAACACCAAGTCCGCACAGGTACAGGTACAAATCAAACCGACACCGCCCTCGCGCGGGTCAGTGTCACGACCTACGCCCAGCAAACCAACAAAAACACGCAAGGTAGGCCGACCCAAATCTACGTCCAAAGGCTCCCCACGGAAGTCAAAGTAACTCTATGGCCTGTGCCAGACGCCACTACGCCGTATACGCTAGCCTATTATAGGCTGAAGGGTATTGACGGGCTGTCTAATGGCATTGGTGGAGATGTATCTTCTGTGCCGCCTCGTTTCGTACCAGCGTTGGTTTCAGGTATGGCATACTACATAGCCATGAAGAAGCCGGACGTTTCCGCTCGTGTTCCATTGCTGAAGCAAGAGTATGAGTTTCAGTTCCAGCTCGCTGCTGGCGAAGATGAGGAAACAGCGTCAATCAAATTTGTACCCTTTGATACATTTATGTTGGGTGGGTAATGACCTACGCAAAAGCCAAATACGCCTTCGGGTTCTGTGATAGGACGGGGTTCCGTTACCCCCTCAAAGACCTTGTGCCTGAGTATAACAACGGTGTTAAGACTGGCTTTCTCGTTGGCAGAGATGTCGCTGACCCAGATCAGCCGCAGAACTTTCTTGGCCGTGTAAAGGTTAATGACCCGCAATCACTAAGAAACCCACGCCCAGATACTTCTTTACTGGAAAGCCGAGAGCTGTTTGGCTTCAACCCTGTGTGGAACCCCGCGCAATATATGGTTGCGTCTGTGGGAAGAGTTACTGTTTCCATTTCAGACACAGGTAATGAGATAGCCAATGTCACTGGATCAACTGCCTCGCTTTCCGTTGGATCGGTATCTGTGAATACCGCTCAGAGCGATGCCACTGCAAACCTTACGGGCGTTAGTTCTACATCATCTGTTGGTTCAGCATCTGTGGTTGCCATTAGAGCTACATACGCAATAACCGTTGTTAACCCCGGTAGTGGTAATGTTTACTACCAAAATGGCTCTAAGCCCGGCGGTGCAGGTGTAGATGTATATGAGGGCAGCATATACCGTTATGATCAGTCAAGTAACACTAACTCAGGGCATCCGCTGCGCTTTTCGACAACTGCTGATGGCACACATGGTGGCGGATCAGAGTACACAACAGGTGTCACATATGCGGGTACTCCCGGTAGTTCTGGAGCCTACACACAAATAGAAGTGGCTACAGGCGCACCAACACTGTATACTTACTGCAGCGTACACAGCGGAATGGGTTACAAAGTTAACACCTTAGTAGAACCTTAGTAGATTAGGAGATTAAAATGCCAGCACCTAAGAAATCCTTACGTCCCAAAGCTCGTCCGAAATCTATCTACGGAGTCGAGGAAATGAGTACACGAAGCCCTGATGGTCTCACCATAGCAGAGCGCGAAAAGAAAGAGAAAGCGGAGAAAAAAATGTACGGTGGTAAAATGAAGAAACCTGTTGCTATGGAATCCGGTGGAAAGATGCCAATGGTAAAGAAGGGCGGCAAGTCTGTGCCAGCTTTTGCTGCTGACGGCGTTGGTAAAATGAGTTATGGCGGCAAGATGCCTAAGAAGATGGGCATGGGCGGCAAAATGGGCAAGTGTCGCGGCATGGGAGCTGCAACTCGCGGCGGAAACTTTAAAATGGGTTAAGTTCAAATGAACTATTCTGAGTTATCACAGGCCATACAGGACTATACTGAGAACAACGAGACAACATTCGTCTCGCAAATTTCTACGTTTGTAGAGCAAGCTGAAGAAAATATACATAGAACCGTGCTGATTCCAGAGCTTCGCAAGAATGTAACTGCCAATATGACCAACGGTAACCGCTTTCTTGCAAGGCCATTAGACTTCTTAGCTCCGTTCTCCATAGCGGTCATAGATGGCTCTGGCGACTATACATACATGCTACCCAAAGATGTAAACTTCATCCGCGAAGCATACCCAAGCAAGGCGACCTCCGGTCTTCCTAAGTACTATGCAGAGTTTGACGGCGATGTTCAGTCCACGTCTTCACCGGGGAATTTCATCTTAGGTCCAACCCCTAACGGTGCCTATGAAGTTCAATTGCACTATTATTTCGATCCACCATCTATAGTGACATCTGGCACATCTTGGCTTGGCAATAACTCAGAGGAAGCTCTACTGTACGGAAGTCTCGTAAATGCTTACATATTTATGAAGGGTGAGGCTGATGTTCTTGCAATGTATCAACAGCGATTTAAAGACGCCATGCAGCGGCTGATGGTTCTTGGCGAGGGAAGACTCAAACGCGATGATTACCGTGATGGTCAGCCACGGCTGGAGGTGTAGATGTTTGAATTAAATGTGAATACTCCCCAAAATGAACAAGTGGTATTGGTTAACACTACTAAGGGTCGTGGCTTCACACCTGAAGAACTTTCTGAGCAATGCGTTCAGAAGTTGATCTCTGTATCTGATACAGCACCCCCAGCTATAAGGGATCAAGCTCGTGCTTTTTCAAAGCACATTGAGACGCTTGTTGCATATTATATGCGGCAGGCTATTCTCAGCGACCGTACAACTGTGTATAATGCACTTAATGATGCGGGGCATCCCGATCTAGCCGATCTTATAAGGAGACTTTGACATGGCTTTTAGTGGAAACTACATGTGTACATCATTCAAGAAAGAATTGATGACGGCTACACATAACTTTACGAATTCAAGCGGTAACACGTTTAAGTTGGCTCTGTACACAAACAGTGCTTCTTTTAACGCAGCGACTACGGCTTATACAGCGAGTAACGAAGTCAGTAACACTGGTTCGTATTCTGCGGGTGGCGGTGCTTTGACGAATGTCACACCGACATCTTCTGGGACAACAGCGTTCACAGACTTTGCGGACCTGACGTTTACGTCTGCGACCATCACTGCTCGTGGCGCATTGATTTACAATGACAGTGCCTCTGGTGATCCATCCGTTGTTGTCTTGGACTTTGGCGGAGATAAAACGTCTACATCTGGAGACTTTCAGGTTGTCTTCCCAACTGCGGATGCGTCGAATGCTGTGATCCGTATTGCCTAAACAGTTTAAGGAGAGCGCGGCATGGCCCTTGTTGTCAAAGACCGAGTTAAAGAGTCCAGTACGACTTCTGGTACTGGAACATTAACGCTAGCTGGCGCGGTAACAGGCTTTCAAGCCTTTTCTGCGGCGCTCTCTAACAATGATACAACGTACTATGCGATTGTAGAAGTCAGCACAGGTGCGTATGAGGTTGGCCTCGGCACATATACCACATCTGGAACGACACTGGCTAGAACGACCGTGCTGTCTAGCTCGGCTTCTGGCTCTGCAATCAGCTTGTCCGGTTCTGGGGCAGAGGTGTTTATCACTCAGCCCGCTGGTAAAGCTGTGTACCTTGACGCCTCTGGTGATATTGACCTGAATAGCTCTGACATCACAGGTACTGGTGCTATTGATATTACTGGTACAGTCTCCGCAGGTGCAGTTACTTATACTGCTACAGATGGCACAACAGGGCAGTTCCTCAAGACAGACGGTTCAGGTAACACTAGCTTTGCTACACTAACTGCCCCCAACAATGCTACGATCACACTTACAGCAGGCACAGCTATATCTGGCGGTGGTGACTTCACTACGAACCAGTCGGGCAACGAGACCCTTACGTTTAACTTTAGTGGTGGCATTAATGATCTGAGTGATGGCAAAACAGGTGCTACCTACGTTGGTTTAGGAAGCAACGCATTGGGTACGGCTACGGGCGCTAACAACACGGCTGTTGGCATAGACGCTGGGCGCAGCATTACTTCTGGCACATTCATTACGGCCACAGGGCAAAATGCTTTTAGAAATATAACCACGCCTTCGTCTGGAGTGGCTATTGGGCAAGGTGCGGGTCAAAGTACCACTACTGGTGGTCAGAACGTATTTTTGGGCAACCAACCCGGCTACAGTAATACAACTGGAAGTAGCAATACAGCCCTTGGTTACATTGCCATGTATAACAACCAAACAGGCACTGAAAACGTAGCTGTCGGTACATCGGCGTTGCAGGGTGGCTCTGGCAACCACGAGAAGAACACAGCCATTGGTTTTGAAGCGGGTAAGGGTATTACCTCTGGGGCAAGAAACGTATTTTTAGGGTATCGTTCAGGGTTAGCCAACACTACAGGGACTAACAACTTTTTTGGTGGTGTGCAGGCGGGTACTTCCGTTACGACAGGTAGCTACAATACTTTTACAGGTTTTGATGCAGGTCAAGCGACTACTACCGCTAGTTACAATGTGTTTACAGGATGGGCCTCAGGAAACAATAACACTACTGGAGCTAGGAACAATGCGTCAGGTTATCAGGCACTATACTATAACGTAACAGGCGCTAATAACGTAGCCATTGGTGATAGCTCTCTCTATGGCGCATCAGGTCAATCCCACAGCAACAACACAGCCATTGGTTTTGAATCGGGTAAGGCTATTACTACAGGGAGCAACAACTTCTTCGGTGGCTATCAAG